GTCGCTACTTCAGTCTCTGCAGTCTACGCACATCTAGAGGGTCTGACGACTACGGACCCACAACTAGACGCTATCATCGAACGGAAACGGATTCAGTTCCATTCGCTACACAACAAGGGTGAGGCTACACGATGGAATGAGGACTCAATCATGCGAGAGTTGGCAGAGTCTATCGTATCGGCTCACAGACGTAAGAAGGGCAAGTAGTAGATGGTAAGTACAGGACTGGAGTCTCTATAAAAGATTCCAGTCCTGAATCGTACTATCAACTAACTAACTAAACGGAGTAACTAATGGAAAAGGTATTGACTGAGCAGGAACTGATAGCAGCAAACGAAACCCTTAGAATCGTAGATAAGCATGGGTCATCAATTGATGATGTTCAGCTAATCCTCATGATTCTGAAGATGGCCGGATTAGGCGGCACCAGAACATTGAAGGCAATGCGAGCAATGGTGGAAATTGCTGAAGTAGACTAACACTACATACAGAATGGACTGCATATAAAGAACCAGTCCTAAGCTGTATGCCTTCCGCCGGAGATTGCGGTCAAGAGTCAGTAGGTAAGCTGACTCACTTAATCTGACTAACTAGGAGACTAACAATGACTGGAATGGATTGGGCGTATGGTGTGCTGGTAGAAATCGCACTCGCACACGGTAAGGAACATCTCAAGTTGCGCGCACAGCAATTCAATAAAGAAGTATTGGATGCGTGTGTCGGCATGGCATGTGGTGACATCGATTACGGTCCCACTCGATTTACATATGCATACGAGATGGTGCGCGACGTATGCAAAGAACTAACTGGAGGTAACTAATGGGCGTCAGGATTATCGGTGACGACGAGACTGCTGTGATGTATTGCAGCACTACTGACTGGGCATTTGGGCCTGTGTTCTCTGATAAAGATGAACATAGTGCATTTGAACGCATCGAATCATTCCTTCGTTGGCTTCGTGTAGACCCACGTGAGTTCGATGAAGTAGACCTTTCAATGAAATACACTGAGTGGCTTTCACAAGAGAAGACTCAGTGGATGGTTGAAGCAGAGAAGGAAACAGAAGAATAGAAGATAGCCGGGATGGTGGAATAGGCAGACACTACGGAGACTATACAATGAGTGAAAAACCCCCCGTATCCCAACTGGCAGAGGAAACTGCCTTAAAAGCAGTAGAGTATGAGTTCGAATCTCATCGGGGGGACCATCCTATCTATGGTTCTATGGGATGGAAAGTCTACGGTCCATATCAGAGTATTACAGACTTGAGACGTAGAGTAGTGGCTAGGCGTGATTTCGAGCAGGTCACTATATCCTATCCGCGCTTCATGATGGAATGTAAACTCAAGAGGTTACTTCTGCCTACTGAGGAAGTCCATCATAAGAATGAGATAGAGTTCGATGACCGTCTGGACAACTATGAAGTGATTAATTCGACTGAACATCGACAGAATCACAATACCAAGTTTCCCGAACGGTTTGTATGTCCTGTATGTGATACTACATTCTTTCTTGAGGGTACACGTCTCTCAACTTACAAGAGCAATAAGAAGCGACGACCTGGTATGAAAGGTCCATACTGTAGCCGAAGCTGTAGCGGCAAAGTCAATAACTAGCATGTGGGTTCGACTCCCACTCCCGGCACTCTCTGATTAGAGGAACTAATGACTAACAGTAACTGGGTAATTTACAACGATACTGAGAAACTGTTCTGGTCCAACGAATTAGGTTGGACTGAATTCAGGGCAGCAACTGTATTCACCAGAATTGAGAGACTCTCACTAACTCTCCCGATAGACGGTAAGTGGATGAGGAGAATAAACTAATGTATAGAGACTTCATCGGACCTGAACCACTCAGTAGGCTACAGATTGCAGTAGCGGGTATCCTTGTATTGGAATGTGTCGGACACATTAAAGACCTGAGAAATATCTGGGCCGACTGGTGTGAATCGCGCTCAATTAATGGACTACCTCCGGGTGGTTCAATTATGTACCTGGCATCTAAGCCACGTACTTGGGACGTAACTATCGGTAACTACATCGAGGACTAAAATGGCTGATAAACTGTACATCGAATTCCGTCTGCACTTCAATCTTAACGCCAATCAAGAGACTCTACGTGAGTTGGCGTTACAGTTCCAAGAACACATCTATGATGTGTGGAACAATGACAATGAACATGGTGCATCACTCGATGTGAATGATGTCACCTACGAAGTTGTCATGGAGATAGACGAGAAGAATCGGATTCCCGAATGTGGGAATAAGGACTAACATGCAGATACTAATCGCACTCGTGCTAATCATCTTTGTGTTGTACGGCATCGCACAGGAGTAACTAATGAAGGCATTCAATCGAGTCAATCGACTGGGTCAGCAGTATTACATCACACAGATTCCATCCAATGAGCAAGTCACTGAGATTCGGACTGGTACCAAGAAAATCATCGTAGAGCATGGCATCGACCGTATCGAGAAGTCATGGTTCCGATACATTGTGCGAAATGAATTCGTACAGGACGCATTTCCATACTTGACTGCAGATGAACGTGAATTCATTATCACGGGATTCAGCAAAGCCGAATGGGACATAATGTTCCCAACTGAACAGGAGACAGACTAATGACTGAAGAAAAGGCTCTACAGCCACTCTCTAACGGTGGTAATGTACTAATCGTCGGAGCTAAGGCATCCAATTTCGACGAGGAGATTCGCACTCACCCACGGGTTATCATGTGGGACAGTCAGAACCAACATTGGAGTGACAAGGATATCCCACAGAATGTACGTGCGATATTCATGACGAGATTCATTTCTCACGCCACATCAACGAAACTGTTGACAGAAGCGCGTAAGAAACAGTTGACAATCTTTAATCCAGACGGCACGGGTAGGATTGTGCGTCAGGTCAAGGAACTGTTGGCTATTCCAGCGACACCTGTGGTCAGACTTCCGGTAAAACCAATGGTCCAGTCACCTACCAGTACCTACAAAGGTAAGAGTAAATTCGACCAACTCTATCAGTACATCGATTGGAATAAGAAGATTATCGAGAATGCCAGAGTGTTGTACGCAAAGGCACAGGAACTCGGTATTCAGACTACTCTCATGTCAACAAATGAGAGGATTCGCTCTTATGGTAGGAGTCTTGGACATCCACCCACGCGTACTTGGAAGAAACAGGGAATCAGAACTGTAAGAGTTAAGAAAGAGTCAGTCAAGACGACGGAAGTGGATGTGTCAGTCCAGATACTCGACGGCATGATTAAGGGACTGACGGATATGCGTGAGTTCCTTCTGGCGACAGTCGCTGAAAACCAGGCTCTACGACAGAAGTTGAACCGATTCAAAGAACTGATTGGGGAATAGTGTAATGATAACCTTAACAGGACAACTGAGCATCACAGTGAATACGAATACATTTGTATCATTAGATGTAATTGATTCAAATGGTGGAGCTGTTCGTATTATTCTCAATCCACAGGAACTAATAGAACTGAGAAATAAACTTAAACTAGCTAGTCACAGAGGACAGTAATGGACATCATTCCATCACCGAAGAAGAATGTCATCATGGACGCAACGATGTTGTCCAGTCTACAATCATGTGCTAGATATCATGACATTAGATTCAACTCTCGGATGACATCCAGTAGAGGTAAGTCCAACTCTCTTGAAGTAGGTTCTCTGATACACAAAGTGTTCGAGACATTCTATGACCATCAAATCAAGGGATTCCCTCGCGCTACGTGCATCGGTCAGGCACTAGCATCAGGTAATCAATTCATTACTGGATGCCAGTTCTGTGCAAACTTCACAGATCCGGACTCGAAGCCGACGTGTGGACATCAGCCAGACGAATATCCTGGGATGAGTAACACACCGGAGAATTCAGAGGGATTCACTACAGGTTGGAGATTCGCACTTGACACGTGTGAACAATACTTCAAACACTACGAGAACACTGATTCATTTATTCCACTTCAATGTGAATACGTGAAAGGTGAAGTCATCTACGAGGATGATGACATCAGAGTATTATGGAAAGCGAAGTTCGACCTCATCATCGATACGAATCAGATTGGTATCATATCGATGGACCATAAGACATTCAAGCAGAGGAGAGATAAGTCAACTCTGTCGAATCAGTTCATGGGACATTGTATCCTGCTGAACTCTCGGAATGTCATCGTCAACAAGATTGGACTACAGTCCACTCTGAAGATTTCTGAACGACTGACGCGTGAAGTGGTCAGTTTCTCAGCAGATAGACTGAGTGAGTGGCAGACTGAAATTGTACCATATTATGCGTACAAGTATATTCAGTTCAATGAGTCAGGATACTGGCCTCCAAACTATTCAAGCTGTGACAATATGTTCGGTCCATGTACTTTCAAGCAGGTATGTGAAGCTGACAGAGGAATGAGAGAAGAGACTCTGCGAAACAACTATGTCCTAGCACCAGTGTGGGACCCAGTCAATAAGGACAATGACTAATGAATGACTTGATGCGAGAGATTGTCGAGATGTGGAATCCCATGCAATTAGAGGAACACATTCAGAAACTCGAAGTGCGAATAACTGATACGAGGAAACTCATCACTGAGTTGAAAGTCTTACTCCGGAAAAAGACTCGTAGAACTACACCAGACAACGGAATCAGAGGTGGGAAATGACTGTATTGCAACTAATCTCGGAACTACTGAAGCTCGAACAGACGAAATCCATCTATTTGGTGGGTACTCAAACGGGTAGATTCGTTATCGAGCCTATCACTGAATCATGCGATGACAAGACAGTCGTCGGATACGTGATTACAGAACCAGAGACAACAGAAGACACCTACTGAGGAGAGTGTCATGCCTAACATGAACGATGCGAATTTCGATAGTCTGTATGTGATGATGAAGGGTGAACCTGGGACTAGAAAAAGTACCCAGGCTCTATCATTCCCTGGACCACAGTATTGGTTTTCATGGGATAGGAAGATGAACGGTATTCTGCTTCCCATGAAGAAGTGGGGTATAGACCCTAAGTCTGTCACATACGATGACTATGATGATTGGACAAAGCCGAAGCAGAAATTGGAAAAGTTTCAGGCAGATTGTCCATACAAGACTATAGTCTTCGATTCCATTACTAGCATGGCAGACATGACATTGCGTCAGACCACTAAGGCGAAGTATGGTATGACACGACAGTCAGGTGCAGCCGCAGGTAAGTTGATTGCAGGCATCGCAGTCAATGAGATTGAAGACTACAATGCTGAGAGTGCGGCGATTCAAGAGTTAATCGCACTCAGTAAAGACATTCACGCATATCACAAGGTGAATATCATTCTGATTGCTCATGTCATTCAGGCTGAGTATCGGAATACGACGAACAACACGACACATATTTCACGGCAGGTAGTCACTGCTGGAAAGAAAGTCGCTGCCAAGATTCCGGCATACTGTGGGGAGGTGTATCACTTTAACATTAAGAAGGGATTCGTGGAAGGTGCTGGCGGAGACTATAGTCTACTGACCACGCACACGGGGGACGATTTCGCTAGAACTGCGTTAGAAATGCCCACGGAAATCGTATTCGGGGATAAGCCTCTGTACGATACGTGGATTAAGCCGGCTATCGCTAAGTCTAAGGTCGAATCAGTTCCAACATCCAAGTTCTAACATCACAGTCCATCAGTACAACAACACAGGAGTTAGTCTAGTGCCTATCATCTCATTCAGTGACCGGGATTTGCTGCGCGGTAAAGTCGTCGAACCCGCGTGGTACGTTGTTACCATTGGCTCTATCGGTGAAGCTCCGTCAAAGGACGGCGGCTCTACCAACTATCCCGTCGAGGGGTCTATTGTCAGGAATGCTGACAATGGTTCGGAGGACTACGCTGGTGTTCCTCTCGACTGGAATTTCAATAGCAAGGCGATTGGCTTTGCTGTCGGATTCCTCGCTGCATTCGGTGTCGAAGTTAAGAGCGGTGCTCGCTTTGAACTGAAGAACGCCGAAGGCAAACAGTGTGAGATTTTTGTGGAGAATGGCGAGTGGCAGGGTCGTATTGTCAATCGCGTTAACCACAAGTATCGCGCACTTCGTGGCTAACTAGTATATGGGGTGGGTCAAGTACAGTCCACCCCATAACTTTGAGTCGTGACTACACTGAAGCTAGTCCAACGAAATAGGAGAGATGTGATGCGTTCATTCAAGTTGGTTGATGAGACAGACGAAGATGTGGTCCCCATCACTGAGCCTGGCGTTATCTTCGACGAAGATGAGGAAGAAGATGATGACGAAGATGATGGTGTCATCTTTGATGAGGACGAAGAAGAAGAAGAATCAGTTGACGAATCGACTGATTAGCAGACTCATTGAATCATTCTGAGCAGGGAACCTATGACCCCTCAGTAAGATATGATTTGATGACAGGACACGCACTCAACACTGTTAAATCAGATTACGAGTGCGTGTCCGATTTTTCCGTGTGAAATGAGGAACTAGTGACTGAAATGATTGGTAGAGAAGTTATTAAGCCGGTAATCGGAAAGATTCTCAAGATTAGCCGTAATGGATGGGGATTCATTTCCTCGAAGGAAATTAAATTCACTAGAATCTTCTTTCATTGGACCGCGCTGAAACAGGATACGGTTCCATTCCTTGAATTGAAGAATGGAATGACGGTAGAATTCACTCCCATTAAGATTGAGGGACGGGGTTATCGTGCGATTCATATCCGCGTAATTCCATCAGAATCAAGAGGAACGAAAGATGATTCAGTTGAAATGTCCCCATTGTCGGAATGATGATGAAACAATGATGGAACTCCTTGGTATTCACAAGGGGTCAAAGTATTATTTGTGTGGAGTATGTATTAAGAACTTCGGTATTCCTGTCAAAGTAAAGGAAACTAATGTCAATGAAGTACGTGCCGGGGATGGGTGCGATAGGCCCGAAGATAATGATACTGGGGGACTCCCCGAGTAGGGAAGATACTATCGCAGGTAAACCATTCACTGGAACTCCAGGTAGAGAACTAGAACGATTACTGAAAGATGCTGGTATCAATAAGGGTGACTGTTGGCTCACCAATGTATCCAAATATCAGGTTCCACCTAACTATGATAAGAAGAAGTCATCGTTCTATGCACGCGCGGTGGCGTCAGGAATTGATATTAACCAACAACTAGCGGAACTACAACTTGAAATCAACAGTATTAAGCCTAACATTATTGTCGCTCTCGGCGGCACTCCTCTATGGGCGCTCTCCGGTAAAACTAAGATTAGTAAATTTCGAGGTTCTCTCGGCTGGGGTATGGGGACTAAGTTTGTTCCTACCTATAATCCCGCGCACCTTCTATTTAGTGCTCCGGGTGGAGAAATCAAAGGTTACTGGAACAGACAAATAATCATCTTCGATTTGAAACGCGCCTTAGACGAGTCACACTCATCTACTCTCGAATTACCCCAAAGAACTCTCCAGATAGCTCAGAACTCAGGTGAACTCTACGAGTTCCTTGAGCGATATAAATCCCATCAAAAATTAGCCGTAGACATTGAGGCTGGTGGTCACTGTCTACCCATCTGCGTCGGACTTGCATTCAACAAGTCTCACGGAATGACTGTGCCTCTATGGAATCGAGATAACATTAGTACCATACCGAATTCAGACCTTGTCAATATGTGGCTACTCTTAGCCAAAGTATTATGGGAGAAAGACATTGTCGGACAAAACTTCAATTACGATAGAGACAAACTCCGTAGACTGGGTTTCACTATTAGGCGAATTCACTCAGATACTATGCTCAAAGCATTCGCGATTAACCCTGAACTCCCGAAAGGGCTTGCATTCAATACAAGTATCTACACCCGAGAACCATTCTATAAAGATGAAGGGATGTATGAGGGGAGCACTAGAGATTTACTACTCGGATGTGCTAGAGATAGTTGTGTTACATACGAAATAAACGATGCGATGGACACCGACTTAGATGAGTTGGGTGTCAGGAAATTCTACGAGAACTTCATTCTCCAGTTACCAGACTTCTATGCCGAGATTGAATCGAATGGATTCCACGTCGATGAAGCGCGACGTGAGGAATTGATTGAGAAGTATGTAACGTGGGATGAGAAGTTGAAGTATGAAATGTATCAGATTGTGGGTGACGACATCAATGTCAACTCAGCTCCTCAGGTGTCATCTTTACTATTCGATAATTGGAAGTTACCTAGAAGACCTGGTACGGGCGAAGAGGAATTAACTAGTCTATTAAATCTTCAGAAAGGTGTAGAATATCCCCCATACAGGCAATGGATTGAAAAGTGTTTAGAGAGACGGCGAGTAAGGAAAACGATATCCACGTATCTAATGGCGATTCCCGATTTCGATGGGAAGATGCGCACTACTTGTTTTATGTGTCTTGAAACTGGTCGCACTTCGACCGGACAACAGAATCCGCCCATCAGACCACTGGTGGATTTAGTTGGCAGGGGTAAGCAAGACGACATGAAACCTATGGGTACGGCATTTCAGGTATTCACTAAGCATGGTGATATCGGAGCTGACGTGCGAAGTATGTATATCCCTCCGAAGGGGGAAGTATTTGTCCAATTAGACTCGTCGCAGGCAGAAGCCAGAGTAGTGTTTAACCTCGCTACAGACGAACAGGCATTAAAGGACATAGATGAACATGACTATCATGCACTCACTGCGAGCTGGTTTTTCGGTGGTTCGGAGGCTGACTATTCCAAGAAAGTATTGGGGTACGAATCGCCAATTAGATTCGCAGGGAAGACTCTACGTCATGCGGGCCATCTTGGCGCGGGCAAACGCAGAGCAGCAACAGAACTTAACACACAAGCACGAAAATATAAGATTCCCCTTACCATTACTGAAGCTATTGCAGAACGTGCTCTCAACATATTCCACCAAAAGCAACCAAAAATTAGACACATCTTCCACGCACAAGTAGTAGAGGCATTGAAAAATGACAGACGACTCATTGCACCCCTCCCTTGGGGTATTGACTCTGACCGCGGCGGTGTCCGTACATTTTACGAACGATGGGGAGATGATCTTTTCAGAGAAGCATTATCTTACCTCCCTCAGCGAGCCGTCACTGATAATACCAAAGCAGCTGGTATTAGAATTAAGAAACAATTCAGAGAGGCGAGAATTATTCTTGAGGCTCATGACGCATTACTTTACTCGGTCAGAATCGAGTACGTAGATGAGTTCATCGCACTCGCCAAGAAAGAAATGGAGAGGGCGATTAACTTCAGTGCGTGTACTCTCAAGAGAAGATTCCTGAAGATTCCATGTGACGTGGAAATCGGAGAGAACTATCAAGACTTGAAGAAACATAAGTTCCCTCTCCCGACTATCATTGAGGAACGAAGTGAACCGAAGACTATAACGGATCAGTTTCTAGTACAGGAGTGACTATGTGACATGGCTTGAACGGCTACTAAGTCAACACTCTGAGTTGGAATCACCCACTAATTTCTGGAAGTGGGGCGCACTCGCGGCAATCTCCGCAGTCGTAAAGGACAATGTATGGATGGACCGTCAGATTTACAATCTGTATCCGAACATCTACGTGATGTTCCACGCGGAAAGTGGTTTGAAAAAAGGCCCGCCGATTTCGATGGCGAAGCAACTAGTGAAAGGTGTAGGTGGTACGAGAATTATCTCTGGAAGAAGTTCTATTCAAGGCATCCTGAAAGACTTAGGAACCGCACAAACACAACCGGGGGGAAGAGTAATCAATAAATCTACTGCATTCATTTGTAGTAGTGAATTGACCAGCAGTATCGTAGAAGATAAAGTAGCTACTGACATTCTCACAGACTTGTATGACAGACAGTACAACATTGGAGAGTGGCGTAGTCTACTGAAGATGGAACAGTTCAATCTGAAAGATCCGACTATCACGATGTTGACTGCAACTAATGAGGCACATTCGTCGGACTTCTTCGGAAAGAAAGATATCCACGGAGGATACTTCGCTCGTACATTCATCATCTCAGAAATCAAACGAAACAGAGCCAACTCACTCATCATACCACTCAAGAATCCACCCAAGTATGCAGACCACATCGATTACCTGAAGGAATTAGAGAAGCTGAAGGGACCATTCGAGGCTCTGGGAAGTATTGAAGCGACAGAGAAACACTACATCCCGTACAATGAACACGTCACAGGAGAGACGAATTACTTCTCTGATGCTGGGATTATCTATCAGAAATGGTACGAGAATTTCATCGACCAGATGTCAAATCAGGACCAGAAAGATGATACAGGGACACTGAATCGATTCGGTGATTCTGTACTGAAGGTAGCGATGCTACTATCCTTGACCAGAAGTGCGGAACTCTACATAGATGCGGACAGTATGAATCTAGCTATCGAATACTCTGAAAAGTTGATTGGTAACGTAAGGGAAATGACTCATGGGAAGAAGGGTCTGAGCGAAGCTAAGTCGATTAAGGGACTTATCATCGCTGAGTTCTTGGCTAGAGAGACGCACTCAATCAGTAGAGCAATGCTACTGAAACAGATGTGGTCACACTACAAAGAAGCCCATGAGTTAGATGAGATTATGTTGTCATTCGATCAGGCGGGGATGATTAAGACCCAAACGATTGGGAATCAAATCATCTATACGATGCATGACAATCAGGTGCAGGAGTACAGACGTAGATTTGCGGGGAAGAACAGATGAATGAAGATGAGATTAAGACACTCCCATCAGGTGCGGCTACATCAGGTAATTTGCCTCCATATGAATGTCTGACTCCATTGTTTCTGCGACGTTCAGCAGAGAGAATGAGGTTAGGACTGAGATATGGTAAACACAATTGGAAGAAAGGAATAGAAGATAAAGAGTTCATCCTGAATCGTCTGAATCATGCATTCGAGCATCTGATTCTAGCGATGGAAGCTATTGATTCGGATACTCCTGTGAGTGATGACAATTTAGCAGCAGTTGTCGTGAACTGTATGTTTGCAATGGAGTATGAGGCACATGCTCATCCCTCCTCCGAAACATGAAGTTGACTCTTATGTACCGACTGTCACTCAGTCAGTGGGTCAGATGGAACATGACCGGATACAGAGGTTCTTGAACGTTGAGCCGTGGATGTGTCCGAATTGTGGATTGAAGAACTTCGGACGTAATGAGAAGTGCGCTAATTACAACTGTAGGAGAGACAGATGAAGGGAATCGTCGCGCGTGCGTCTAACGACAAGGGATATGGATTCATTCTTGGGGATGATAGGGGAGACTACTTCTTCCACAAGGATGATTTAATTGGTGATTTCAAGGTACTGGCGGATGATGTGACGACGGGGCGGAAAGTAAAGGTTGAGTTTACTCCCGCCCCATCTCCGAAGGGATTACGAGCCAGTAACGTAATTCGAGTAGATGGTCCGACTGTAGACTAGATTAGCGCTCAGACCAAGGGAATGCACGGGGTTCTTCGTCAGTACCTAGATTCCAAGGCATGAGATCCTTCATGCCGCCACCAGTAACAAGCCAATCATTATCAGGCTGTAGGAACTTACTGACAGATTCACCTTTACTGTAAACCTGAGTACCTCCACCAAATGCTGCTGCCGTACCCATCCAGGGAACTAATGAAGGATCTTCTTCATACAGTTCCATTAAGTCCTGCACAATGAGTGGGACGAATAACTGGACACTACGGTCACCAACATGGAATGGATTGTATTCTGACGCACTCGCAATGTCATATGCAAATTTGGTTACCGGATTCAGCTTATTCACAAAGAATCGTTGCATCATATCTTCTTGTGTCTGAGCCTGATATCCGGAACCAAATCTGTGGAATTCACCACTCGCACTTGAAGTAGCTCCTCCCATATAGGCACGTGCATATGCGACTGCGAATGGTCCAAATCCACCACTCAGGTCCATACGTGCATCACCAAGTCTAACCTTACCGAAGTCTGCACTAGTAGGGTCCATACCTACTGTAGCTTCATCCCCTGCTGCTTTCTTAATCAATTCAGCCGAAATCCACCATGCTGCGGCAGTAGATACTGCTGCCTTGAGATACTGTTTTCTCACGAATGGACTCGCCATGATGTACGTATTCGGATTCATCATGCGTACATTACGAGCCAACAGACCTGGAGAGAATAGGACATAACTCAACTTGTCCGTCGCACTCTCCAGAGATACTTCTGCTTTCTTATACGGCAGTAAATGAGTCTTCAGGGGTCCGTGTCCAGTGGCTGTATTAACGAAATCTGCGATTTCCTTACCGCGCACCAGATTATGATATGGATTCAAATTCTGTGCATCCTCAGGGGAAATCTTAGTTTTCCACGGCATGATTCCCTGACGCACTTTACCCTTTTCGACCCCTTCCATAGCCATATCTCGTGCAAGATTCAGCAGTTTCTCAGTTCTGTTTACATTCAAGTGATTCAAGAATGTAATGTACATTCGATTCGTTGCACGGATTGGGTATCCGATAGTATGTTGCCATAATTTAGATCCCCTAGTGGGTTCCCATACTTTCCTTCCAGTCTCTTGGTCTGCTACCCTACGACCGATACCCATCTCTAACCATCGACTAGCAGTAGATTCGGCACGAGGTCCAGGTTCACTAGCAGGAGAGAACATTTTGGTGCCAATTAAGTCACCGAATGACTTCTCTAATTTACCAGTATCCTCATTGATATGCCGTACCATGATGTCCTTACTTCTAAGGTCGGCATCGATCTGTTTGAACCCCTCATAGCTAATACCCTTGAACATTGCATAGCCGGCTTTCCAGAATTCAGGGGTTAGAATTAGAGGTAATCCCTGCCGTCCGGGTGCGGATGCATCAAGCATAGTAGTGGCATTAGTAGGTACTGATAGAGCCTCTTTGATGTAGTTAACTTCTTTAGCTTTACCTGGTTCCTTACCACTCTGACCCTGACCCCATCCAGTCGCACTTTTAATTCTGGCCCAAGGTCTACCCTTGAACTCAGACATTATGTCGACGGCAGAAGTTCCATCTCCATCTGTTGAACCAGTGCCAGGAATGTTTCCCTCTCCAGTGGGTCCGGTATTTGCCTGCTTAACTCCCGTTCTTGTGAGAAGGTCTTCCGTAACCTCTGCTCTCCCTCTTGATTGAGAATAGAGGTGTAGTAATTCCTGAACTTCTGGACTGTATCCCCCAGATTTATTACCTCCGGTGTAGAGGTTTGTGAGAACTTCTGTTGCATTGATTCTTCGTTTGGCTCCGAAGGTAGCATACACTTCTCCTAATCTATGAGCGAACCCCATTCCGTGTCCAGTATTCCTAAGTCCCACATCTCCATGATTAATCAGTTCATTGATATAGGCTTGAAAGTATTCAGCACCCACTCTGGGATCATCAACATCAGATGGATTAAATTGAATTGGTGCTCCTGCTTCATTACCAATATGGGCTACTTCATGCTGACCCGTTCCAACAGCTTTATAGGCCGCATCTCTAGGAGTTAATCCCTGCTCAATCCGAAGGAATGGATTGAATGCAATGGATGATTTTCCTGTAGTTGGATTCGGGATATGTAACCCATGTGACCCAGGGTCAAATGATAATCCTACTCCCTCAAGTCTATCAGCCCATTCTGGCTTATTAGCATGTAAAATAATATTGTCCACCAGAGAGTCGTAGAACTTGAGTATGTTTACGACTAATGGATTCTTATTCAGTCTTTCTACTTCCTGAGGAGTCAATCGATTACCAGGGTCTAGTAACAGTGGCTTACGTTTGAGTCCGGGTACAGTCATCTGACCCATCGAATCGTATAGTTCCTGAGTGCGATTCTTCGACTTGTCTACTGCAGGTCCAGTAACATTTTTTCTGAGGAAGGTACCGATAATTTCTCTAATATCCTTCTTTACATCTTCTCTCGTGTTGATGAATGGATAATTATCGTGCATTTCATCAACTTGAGGTTCAATATTTACGACTGCATGTTCAGGTAATCCTGTAATTTTCTTGGTTGCGTAAAGTGGTTCAGAGAATTGGTACATTCCATTGTTTAAGTAATGGATTTGAATACTTGATCGTTCTACGCTGAGATCAGATGCAGGAACTTGAACTTTAACTCGACTATCGTGAGTTACGAAATCTCCGACTAGTTTATCAGTATCGGAATTAGTAAAATTAATATCTTTTACCGAATTATATTGATCTGGTATCACATCACGTAATGGAGTATCACTAGTTAAGCCATATTCATCATACATTATTTTAGATGGTCTATCTCTAGTATGGTCAAGAATATTCTTAACCATTTCTCTAGTATTACGAGTATTTTGTTCATCCTTCAATTGCACTTCAATAGTGGTTCCAGTTGGAGTAGAGTCAGATACACGTACACGATCCCAATCAGATCCATGAACAGGATCTAAGAACTGATCAGGAGTTCCACTTGCAGTAATTTGGTATTTTCGACCATCTTTCGCATCAACTGCGACAGTCTCAATAGTAAAGTATTTTCCACCAAAGATGTAAGATGCACTACCGATACCCTTACCTCCAGTAGCACCGGCTTCATTCTCCTTGCCAGTTGCAAACATGGTGACTAGTTTTTCGGATAATGTATCTTCATCCATTCCCTTGCCGTTATCGAATACTTCAATAGTTTTATCACCAACTCTAATCTTAACTACTCCATTTGGACCTAATTGATCAGCTGCGTCAAGGGCATTCTGAAGCCCTTCACGAGCCATAATTCCGCTGAGTGGACTGGTGTAGTCTTTAGTGATATTCTGAACGGTACGACGGATATCCACACTCGCAACTAAGCCCTTACCTGCAGTAGCTCTAGCGAGTGATGGTTCAGTCAGATTACGAATCTCTTCGTCTAATTGAATGACTTGACGTTGGTCCCCATTACGTGCCGCGTTCTCTCTGAGTGCGATTAATTCATCTACTCCCCTTGCTCGACTACTTGGAGGCTTTTCACCAATATCATTGACGTACCCATTTTCCACATCTGCCATGTCATGGGCTTCATCATAGTCAGTAGTCTCATGAATAAGAGTACCATCTTCTTCGTAAACCTTATATCTCTTATGTTCACCAGGAGTTAGATCCTGATATCCACGCTTCGGTCTCGGTTTAGCGGCGTCGAATGATGGACCCTCATCATATTCCGCAGACTGGAATGATGGACTGTCGTCGTCGGGTTCGACGGAGGCGAATTTACGGAATACAGTCTTCTTATCATCCTTACGGACTACTCTGTATCCAATCTTCTCCATGCTCTGGATGAAGGTTTCGGTAGCCTTTTCGTTAGCTACTGGTACTATTTCACCCGCTACCAATTTACCAGTTGGGGGCCCAGCTGCTGCATTAGCCTTAGCTCTCATCTGCTGTTCAAATGCAGTTAATGCTCTACCACCTGGTAATGGGGGCTTACCGACATACAATGATGCTACGTCTTTACGCACCATCTGGATTCGGCCATTAGAGTCCAATAGACCAGGAACTGGTACGTAACCATTATCCTCTAGTATTTTACTAGCACCCGCACTCGGTTGGTTAATGGTAGCAATGTGACCATTATCAGATATGGTGACACCATGTGGCGCAACTAATGGTGCCCTAGCTATGGGTGGAGATGTAGTTGTTGGAATATCTCCCACTGATGCAGGTAATCCGCCAGTCGGTGGTGGAGGTACATTAGGTGGACGTGGTGGAACATTAGGTGGTGGAACCGGAGGCGGAGCCTGGACTGGACGTGGAGCAAATGAACCAACTGGAACTGCATGATCTGGACGAACTACATTTAGACCAAGATTCAATTGACCATTCTCATCGAATGGTAAATCAGTCTGACCCTCTCTCAGTCCATATGGCCCAATGTCTGCACCATACTCTAATCCAGGGGTAACTTGACGAGTTTGGGGTACTCCTTCTCTAGAAACGTATCCCATTGGAGTACGTTCAAATCGCTCATCAAATGGTACATTCATCTCCATTGATGGTGGCGGAGGAGTTGGACTCTCAGGAGGCATATCACCCACACTAAAGAGTGAGGGTTGATCCATCTCTGGAACTTTAGCGAAATCGAATAATGACTGCTCTCCTTCAGGTGCAACTGATCTTTGAGCAGTATTCATAAATGGCACTGGTTCTGCCATCGGAGGTGGAACCTGTGTCTTAGCCAGTGCAGCAGCCGCAGCATCAGCATCTGCCTTAGACTTAACAGCTGCAATTTGGTCTAATCTAGTCTTATTGAGTCTACCTAGAGGATATCCTAGTGTAGCACCTGTACCTAGACCAAATATACCTCCAGCAGCAGCCTCGCCTAATCCTTCTCCAAGAGTGGGTAATTCTAGGTTACCTTCCTCATCGAAGATTCGTTCCTCTCTCGCCATATGACGAGGAATGGCACCTGCAGCACCCTGCGCTAAGCCATATCCACCAGATTTAGCAATATATGGTGCTATTTCTTTGAGTACCGCACTCTTGGGTAAATTAGGTCCAGGGGCTAAGTTGAATAGACCCTCAAGAGCTGCAGTCTTAAAGTTAATTGGTTCATCATTGAGCCATTGACCCGTTAATTCAGCAGCAGCTCCGCCTAGACCCGAGATAACTGGATAACTCAGCCCACCCGTGAATGGAGCGAGATATGCGCCAACTTGGTCAGCTAATAATGAGCCACCAACTCTAGCAGCATTCCCCCTATTGAGGAATTTATTCCTCTCTTCGGGAGGAGGTTGAACATCTTCCCAATCATTGATTTGAGAGGGTGGAACTGTCTCCCAATCAGTAATTTTCTGAGGCATTATTGGTTACCCCACGTCTGACCACCGTCATGGGAATACTGCCACGTCTTACCGCCATCGGTAGATTTACGCACTTCATTGGGCTGAGATTTACTAGCCTGAGTGATTACATTCTGTCCTGATGACGCAGGAGCTGATTGAGCAGGAGTATTGGCGGCTCTACGGTCCTTAATTCCCTGTAACTGATTCTGTAGAGTCTGACGCTGACTCGGTCCCAGATTAGGATTCTTCAGAGCTTCGTTGATTTCAGCTTCTCTCTTCGTATCCGCTGATAAGGAATCGTTGATACCCTTTAATTGACCCTCAAGTGCGGCCCTTCCACGGGGGTCTAATTTCGGATTCTCTAAGTCTTTCTGGAGCTGCTGCTGTCTAGTCAGTTTAGGTGGAGCAGGCGGAGCAGTGGGTCCGATTGCAGATTTAGTCGGCTCTGTTTTCACAGGTTCCGGTACTGTAGTAGGTGTCTTAGCAACAGGAACTTTGTAGGTGTCATCTACACTAGCTCTAAATTCATCGTATGCGTTTACATCTTCTTGAGTGTATTTCTGTCCACCGAATCCAAATGTACCAGTACCTGGGATAGTTTCACCTATCACTGGACGAGGATTAAAATCGTATTTACCCTCGGCAACTTTCTTAACGTATGGTTTAGTGGTGACATCAGTCTGATATGCATTCTGCAACGCCTCATTTCGGAGACGTGCTTTATCCAATACAGAGACTTTAGTAGAACCACCCGGTACAGTTTGTCTGACCTGAATAGCTCCTTCAGTTCTCTTGGCAATTTCTGCCATATCTCCCTTATGACGTAATTCTTCCAATTCAAGGGGATTGAAATGAGTAGTGAGAGTACCTGTATTGAATGTAGTTCCGTCAGGTCTTTTTGCAATGACGTATTCACCTGATGTATCATAGGTATAACTGTACTTAGTCTTCCAGTCAAGTAATCTCTGCTTATCCTGGGCTAACTTGAAATCATTTGACTGTTTCTCAGCCCGTAAATCAAGTCCACGCTGAGCAACTTCATTCTGATTTGCCCAACGTTCCATATTCGACTCATTCGTCAGGACATTATTCGCTAATTGACGTTCCTGAGAATTAGCTGAATTTTCAATAGATGCGCCCTGGTAGAATGGTGTAGTTTTAGCCTTCCAATCCTCCATCGCACGATTATGAGGCGCATACATGACATCTTCTTGGAGTTTGGGATTATTCTCTCTTCGACCTACTCCCATACCTGATGCGACGATACTCCGCATGATGCCGGGTTCTTGACGTACTGGAGCATTGTCTAATAGACCCCTAAATCTGTCCCTATCGACAGTTGATGGGGTATACAATTCATCCATTTTCTCCTGATATGTACGGGAGGGTGCTCCAGTATCCATCGGAAGAGAATTGGCAACAGAATTTACATCCTGTTGGATGAATGATGGGTCTATCTCTGGTTCCTGTAGCGGACCCATGATATTTGGGTCCATTTGCTGTTCAGGAGGAAGTTGGCCGTAATTGTCGAACATCTTACGGCGTAATCCCTTGACATCAATTTGAGGAGTCCAACCGGATGGGGGAAACATTATTGACCTCCCGCCGGAAATTTAATATTCTTATTCAGAATTGGTTGCTGCATCCCACCTGATGTATATCCGCCGTCTGGCTGAACTCCACCATATTGTGGAGTAGGAGTCTTGTTAAAGTATCTCTCTAACATACCTACGTATGGATTAGCGTAAGTCATTGCATCATTAATGTAACCTTTAGTATTCTCGTATCTGCCATCTAACTGCTGCGCATTACCCTCATGACCAATGTATGAGCTACCCATCTGACCACTGTCACCAATGGCATTACCAAGCTGATTCCCAAACATATTTGCCATTCCGGGGGTAGTTCCATACAGCGACGTAGCTCCTTGTAACGCATTAATTGCATTACCTTGATTCCACTGATCTGCTTGCATTCCAGCAGTAGCATTGAACTGATTAGTCTGCATTTCTGCGCCTAATCTGCTATTTTCAATGTCTGACATGCCTCTCATTCCAGCAAGCTGATTACCGATACGATTCTGGTCAATTCCAGCCATACCGCCGAAGCCACTCAGACGACCAGCATTACGACCTTGAACAATACCAGCTTCTACGTTCTGCATAGCATCTGCCATGCCCTGACCTTGTTCTCTAGCCATTTTGGCCTGTACAGCAGCAGCATTAGGTGAGTATCCACCCTGTAATGCTCTACCTCGATTTACCTCTCGTTCAGCATTCGCATACGCTGCTCGTATGGGACTAGTACCACGAGCGCGGAGGTTAGAGATATCATTAGCAGAGTATCCGCCAGTCTTTCCAAACTCGCTATAACCCTGATATGCCTCATTGTTTGGAAGGTCGTATCCACCAGTTTTACTCATCCCTTCAAAGTCACCATATGACTTGAATGGGTCTGAATAACTTGAATATCGTGCATTAACACCCGGTCCATTAGCTAATGAGGAGAATCGACTCATCAGATTATCGTAATCCTGATTTCCCCTCTCTAATGCACCACCGAATCCTTCCCCTAATTGATTCATATAGGGGTCCATCTGTCCTCTGAATCGACTAGACTCATCTAGAATTCGATTCTGAACACGTCCCCGTTCATCATTTCCGCTGACTTTATAGATGTCAGTATTAGCAGCAGGTGACTGCCATCCTGATGGTCTTTCTTGAGCTGTCTGTGTATTAGCCGGGGCAGCCGGACGTTGTTCCTGTGGCTTCTTGTTCTTATTGGAACCCATAAATGCCTCACAAATCTAAAATTAACGACTGCCCATCAGGTGGTCTAAATCCATTACGTTTCAATCTACGCGCCCAATGAGGATTCTGACTCCACACATACAACTGGTCATATCCATGTCTCTGAGCGACGTATGATGACACGTTTAGAATCCGATATAATGCCTTAATTCTGTCTCTTGGATCACGGCTCTTATCAGTTACCGTTACGCACTCAGCGATATCACGCACTCCACCGACTGTAATGATTCCCTTCTCATCCTCGATGATATAAGCACAAAGATAACTCATAAAATCAGGGAGAGGAAACTCATCTCCAAAATGAGCGGTATGAATCCGCTCTAATTCTGGTACATCATCTGGAGTGAATGGTCGAATCATGACATTTGATTAAGACGGTGAATCAATGCCTGCGAGTGAATTCCACAGAGTCAAAATCTGTGACTGTAAATCGATATCTGCCATTGTACAAGTCGCAGTTTTAGTTTCCTCATCATATGTAGTAGCAGCCACTACATTGACTCCCATCACTACCTGCGGACCTGCCAATTCAGCACATTGACGTGGATTCTGTACCACTTTTTGTGCATAAAATGCTCTAGGTTGATGGTACGCAGTGGTACCTGGTTCACTCAGAATAGTTGCACAGCAAAAGGCTAACATAGCCTGAACACGTTCCATGAATCCACCCGGACCATTGTCACGAGTGAGTGCCATTTGTTTAACTGAATTTTCTACAGCCATGTTATGTCCTCGAAGATGCCTGCATCCAATCTAATGTTTCAAGCGCATTTCTAGACGGAGTACCAGTTTGCCAAGGAACACCCACAATGTAGTTATACATTAGGTCATATTCAGGCATAGTCAGCTGTAAATTCCTATTCCCTTCAGGTTTTAACTGTCTCTCAGGCTCTCCATTGATCATTTTCTTACCACATGGCTTCAATTCACTGATAGTTTCCAATTTCTCGAAGATAGCTACTTCCGTACGCAGGATTTGCATACCTTTCTTCTCTTGCATTGAACCACCCAGTACGAATCCCACGAAACAGAACTCGAAATGGGTCTTCCCACGATCATCTTCAAAGTTTAGAATCATAATTAGTTCTTCTGACAGAATAATACGTCAATAAATGGTGGCATATGGTCCGTAAATCCAATTCCGCCAGTTGCTCCAATTGCCGGAGCATTTTGTACGGTTACTTCATGTGAGTGATTCCCACCACCCCCGGTATTTCCACTAAAACTTGCAGAAAAGTCATGTGAGTGAGCTGCATAGGAGGTAGTGAAACTACCACCATGATCCGCTCCAGATGTCTGACCTATAGAATCACTGGTTCTACCAGAAACTGCTCCACTGAATGGATGTGTATGATCTCCACTTAATGTAGTGACGCCATATCCATGACCATGACCAGGAATTGCAATATCATGAGTATGATTGTGGTATGAAACACCACCTAATACACCATAAGTAGGACCACTCTTAGGAAATCGTCCATCCCAATTAACACGAGTCCATCCGGGTGGACATGGACCTGCTGATATGACGATTAATCCTGATGGAAATGTATCAGCAGAAGTAGGTACTGCCCACTGATTATCTCCTCGAAGAAATGTAGCTGTAGTTGCTGTACCATTACCCATTCGTGCCGTGTGAATTAATCCACTAGCAATATTAGATCCATTTAATGCAGTAATCTGAACACCATTTCCTATAAATGCTGATGCAACAACTTGATGTACACCTAATTGACCATTTGTAAAAAAGTTATAACTAGCTAAAATTCCACCTATATCATTAAGAGCTTCAATTCGAAAACTTCCCTCACCATAACATACAATTCTCCAAACTCTTTGATTGACTGGAGATGCTGTAGCAGTGAATCCAAGGAGAGAGTTACCTCCTACGATTTCACTTCCTGACCCCATTGTCTGAGGTACAAAGAAGTTATTGATATTCTTGAGTGCGACGTTGGTAGTCAGTCGATTATCTGGTAGGATTCCAGTTGTATCAGTGAGTGGAATGGTTGCAACGACTGACGGTTCACCAGCAGTTGATCTGACGTATCCTGTTCCAAGTCCACTGAGCGCCCTCGCATTAACTAATCCACCAAATGGTTCAACTAACCAATATTTGGCAGCAGCTACCGCACCACCAGCAGGTCCAACTGGTCCCGGTGGACCAATAGCAACAGGATTCCATACAGGAACCCATTCATTAGTAGCGGGATTAGGGCCAGCCATTAAAATACTTCAAATGTGAGCTGACAAATAATCCCAAATGTACCGACTGGAAATGCAGATACATCTAATTTAGAAATACCAACTAGAGTACCTGATGGTGCCACATCTGCAGTAGTACGTGCTCCATTAATAACACTATATGCTGCAGTAAATACTGTATTAGAATTATTAGTAAATCCACCGGGAATTCTAACATTCAAAGCGGTAGGTGCTCCTGTTACGCTACTTGAACCTGAGAACCACGATACGTAAAGTATCCAATGTAAAGTTCTACCAATTATAGCATATCTATTCTGAATAACTGAACCAGATCCAACAGTCCATGTGCCACCAGCACCTGCAAAATAATCTGCTGCATTGAATGGTTGATTTTGCCAGTGTCCTATTGGCGTTAGTCGATTTTCTTCGTAAAAATATCCATTAGCTTTAAGACTTCCATTTCTATAAAATATAAATCGTCCTATAACTGCATTTTGTGCATCATTTAATGCATCAATATAAAGTAATTGAGACGTACTTAATAGTCTAAATACACGCTGATCCACAGGTGCTGAAGTATCTTTTAATATGATAAAAGGTCCATTTGATTCAAGATTTTGAGGCTGAGTGAAGATATTATTCGCATTTAATTGTGCATAACCAGCTAATGAACTACCCTGAGCAGCTTGATTTGCACCAGTTCCTAATGTTCGTAGACTTCCCCTCGTAGGAGTTGCATCTACTTCCATTGGATCACCGCCACCAGGTTCATGTGTAGTGTGATGAATTACACTACCCGGAGATGAACCTGGCCACGGTTCTGGAGGTGTGTTCACTCCATTTTTCGTACAGACATAGGTGATCCCATCGGGACCAACAACTATATCACCATCATTATATGTATTCCCAGGTACGTAATCACCTACGTAATCTAAATCTGTATTTCCAACTGCATTGATTATACGTCGATTTGGAACCGTATCATCGAATGTAACCCCAGTTCCGGCGAGTAATTGTTTTGAATTTGGTAATGGAATTGATTCATTTCCTGATGTGAGATAAGTAGCTTGATTAGGAGCACTACCTTCCAATGAACCGATAATATTAATGATATTAGTAACAATATTTTTTACACTGTTATCAATATTTTGAATAATATCAGCTTTCTGAAATTCCAGTTGATCTAATCTGTCAATTAGGATACTTAATGTCTGGCTTAATGCATTGTCAGGAATCTTCGACTGAGCAAGCATCATCTTCAGATCAGAAAATTCCGGTAAACTCGGATCTTTCTCTAATGCCATGACTATTTACTGAAATGAAGAGACTATGAACCGGGGTAGGATGTGAAAGTAGATTTAGTGTAAATTACAATTCGATGAATTCTAAAAAATTCATTAATTCCAGTTATTTTAATTTCAAATGCTGAACGTTGACTATTAAAATTAACGAGTCGAGTTGGAATGATTCGATTTTCTTTTGCTAATTTGAATGGAACTAGTACTTTTCTAATTACATCGTCTAATGTATAGACCGACATGAGTAATTGACCTGTTCCATACGCACGTATTCGAATCGATGCAATATGGGATACATTATCACCCGAACTACCTTCACTCGATACTGCTCCTAATGGCATGACTATTCTCCAATCAAAGCAGTTCGAATCGTGGGATCAGGAATCTTCTTCAATACTTGATTGTACGTGTCTCTCATTTGTCTTCTGGCTGGTTCTACCTGATAAATTCCAGATAAATCCTGTGGAGGACATTGTGTACTAAATTCAAATAATAACCTTCCTTTATATTCTAATTGATACATTCCATTTGTTAAAACAGGGTTAAAACTAGTTAATCGAATTAAGTGGGGTGTAGGAATTGATATAAAGAATGTAGTATAATTTCCATTCAGATCCTTTAATTTTAAATTCTCATCACCGACTAAATTCGTTCCAATAATGTCAAGATACAGAAAAGGACAAGTTAACGTTACCATTGAAATTGTCATTGTTCTGCTCCAAGGATGACCTTATTAGTTTCAATTAGACAGACTGAACTAATTCTAGCATCAAATATCCATTTAGCCCATCGAATAGATTTTGCATCCATCCCATTACTGTAATCTGCATATAGTATCATACTTTGAAATAGTGGGGGAAGTGTAATATAGATTTTCTTTCCTATTGAATCATTAGCAACCTGAATATGATGAAAACTGTTTCTAATTAATGCAGTCCAGAAGTCATCAATTTTGAATGTCAATTCAGGTCTGGAATATGTGCCATTAAACAGCATTAAACCTGACCAATCTGCAATCAGGAGAAAATCAGTATTCACGCCACCCGAGTCAAGAACTGTAGCGATGCCATGTACAGACGCTCCAACTCCCTGATCTAATACCTCTTCAGACCATGTTGAGGGCTCATCGAAATTGTCTACGTATGCATAAGTACGTGTTCTTTTGAACAGGTATAAAATGTCACGGAATTCCTGACAATTAGTAAGCGGAGATCCATCTGGGGGAGTAATGATTAATCCATCTACTTTACTAATTGCTTCAGGTTCTCCCGGTGCTGAAACCCGTGCGATTGATCTATTGTCAATTTGAGCTGTGACTACACGAGTGCGACGTCTTCCTCTAACTTCACCTGCTCTAAGTGATTCTACTGTACCATTTTCGCCCACTACGATCATACGAGAATGATAAGTATTAAGATTCACCCCAGCCGGAATTTCGGTGAAATTATCCATCAAATGCGATGCATCCGAAACTAAGTCTGAGTCGTAGTAATTGATTTCTTTTGATGTATCTGTGTTATTTTCAATTACTCCGCCCGGAATAAAGAAATATTGATATCCATTCTGGTCACCATTATAATTAACAATTTCCTTAGTTGATACTAAATGACGTTTCTTAACATACGCATCAGGTGAAACTGGAATATTGTAGACTTTGATAGCTCTAGTTGTACTAACGTATGTTTGACCGCCAAAGAATTTAGGTCCGGGTGCAGTTAAATAGCCGGTATCAGTTTCATAAACTACACCGATTAAATGAAATCCCAAGTCAGCGAATCCACTTTTTGTTAACTGAACAACTAAAAGTGCATCCGACATTGGTGGTGCATCTGGTCCTGGTGTATACGGAGGCCAGATACCAGGATTAGCCAATATGGATTCATCTGAAATATTTAATAACACTTCAGTTGTAGTATTATCATTAATATTTAAGATAGTATAATAAGTATAAACAAGAGGATCAGGGTTAAATTTCTCAGGCGGAATTGCAAGAGTCATTTGAACATTACGTGAAGTAGTTCCAGCCGGTCCAATTGGAATGCCGGTTAATTTAATTTGGTTATTTCCCGGTGAGTTAACGATTCTAAATATTTCAACGCTGAGTGCGGGCGTAGTATTCGGACCCGGAAGTCCTCCATTGTATGTCAGTGCAATAGAATGAATACCTTCAGTTGTAATTCCTTCAATCGTTGAATTATATGCCAAGAATGGCTTTAAATCACCATTAGTAGGGGGCGATCCTGCTGCCTTACGTGCAGGCGTACCATCTCCTTTGTATACATAAACGAATTGATTCTTTAAACCAAGTTGATAGGCTTGACCAGAATCATCAATAAATGTATCAAATGGAGTGATGTATGCCCGTCCAGCGATAGACACCATATTAAAATCAGTCATTCCTTCGATATGAAGGATGTGGACTGGAGCAACATTTGGTCGAGTAATATGGTATAAATCTCCATTTCCTACTAGTACAAGAAGTGACTGACCTCCTTGCATTACATAGTTGAATATGCGTCGGATTCCGGTTAAATTTACACCAGAATTCTGCCACTGATTAATTGGATTACGTGTTTCTATTCCAGATTCGTAGAATTGAACATTGTCTGCAACAGTTAAGTGGTCCGCAGGACATGACTCATCATCACCCCTGTCCCAGAGGCCATTGAATGTTTCAATTACGAATGGTTGATGTCCACGTACTGTCATATTTAAACCCAAATAAATTGAAAAGTAATAGGTGTTGGTCCAGCATGTTGAATTTGTAATGGCATATTAATTGCATTCATTGAAAATATTGATGGATTAGTGGGATGGTAAATATTGGAACTGGGCAATCCACCTGATGACATTGAATAGATATAAGTATTATCCCGTGGGGGAATAATAATTAATCCACTTAAAATTACTCCGGGTAATGGAAGTGGATTGAAAATTACGTTAACTGTCGCACCCGGTGGAATTGATTGGAAAAATACAACAGCTGGAGAGTTCGGATTTTCCATGTGGTATACTTGATCCGCATTGAAATCTCCTAATAGTTGGATATGGATACGAACAATTGATCTAGTAGACATTTTAGTAACCCCTCGTCTTGTAGCCGGCGCGGAATGGTCTGTGACGAGTCATAATCTGTTGTCTACCTTTGTTACTAATACCAATAATTCGTTCTAATGCCATCTCCGCCTGTTCATTGAGAATACCCGCACGTTGAGAGTCTTCACCAATGAATTGAGCACACAATGCTGCAGTCTTGAAAGAAAGGAAGGAATTAGCGTTTGAACTACCGATAACTCCTTCTGCATCTTTGACTCGTCGAATTGGTTTACAAGTATATTTTAATTGAATTTCTTTAACTTCATTAGCACCATTTGGATTGAATAAAATTCTTTGACCAAAGTATACCCAATATGAAAGTGAACTAGTTTTTGGAAGGATATCAGGAAATTCTCTACGTGGTAATGACATATATGCCACGTTCTGACCGCGTGTTCTTTCACCTATTTCCTGAACTTCAATAATATCAATTGGGGGATTAGTAACCATATTCTCATGTGGATATACTACAATTGGTTCAGATACTCGATTAGTGATAGGTACATTTGCTTCTTCCAAATGTTCATTCAGTTCTTCAATTGCCATATTAAGATACGGCAATACTGCTCCGAATGTATAGTCTGTATAAGCAGGATCATTCATTAGTGCTGCAACATTTACCATCACTTCTACGGCACTTAAATCTGCAGTACTAATAGCCATGATTCACTCCTACGCTACAGTGATAGCCCAATCCGCGCCAGTCTTAACCAAGGTAATAGTTGCAACGGCACCCAGATCAATCTCTCTGGTAACTGGTCCCGATGCCGGCTGATTACCAGTAGCAGCAACTGTATTATGCTTAATTTGAAGCGCACCCATTGGAACTAAGTTTAGATGTAATTCCGAAACATTAGTGATAGCAGCGGCTGTTAACGTTCTATCCGGACCAGTCTTTCCCGTAATCGTAGCTGCGTGTGGCATGATTACTCCTACTGAGCGAATGTGAGATTTAATTCCTTAGCCTTAGCTGGATCGACTACCGCCTTACAAGTCTGACATACAGGGAACGCAGGATTTCTGAGAGAACCACATGCAACGCAACGAACAAGTTCCGAAGTTTGCAGGTCGCCCAACCACGGTTTAGCCTGAATATTAAGTTCCTTACATGCCAACCTAGCGTCATCTGAAATACTCAGTGGATTTCCATTAGAACGACTCCACATAATATCTGCGAGTCGAACTAATTCAAGGAACCACTTCTTCTGCTTGTTTTTAGCATCCAGCAGGAGAGGCATATGTTCCTTCATAAGCCTCTCAGCTGTAAATGAACCAGGAATGTAAAATAATCCCGGCGTCTGGTCTGCCATGTTACAGGCAAGTAGACCATTCGTATAATCTCTCACGACTGAATCAGCTACTTGAATTGAACTGACAGGAATTTCAAGTAATGGCTGATTCTCGTCTACTTCACGCCACCAGCTAGATGAGCCAATGACTAAAACTGACGGTTTCTCAAATGTTCCCGGTGCAATTTCAAAGATTCCGGGTTGAATCGTAGCTTTACGTTCACGAATCCACTTAGGGAGAATGGATACAATAGTTGACTTATCCATTGGATTCTCAGGCGCACGTACTGTACGTCTGTGAGTCTGTTGCATTCCAGGAAATTCTCCGACTTGCATGATTATTCTACCTTCTTGTAATTGGAGGGTACGACGATCCCCTCTTTGTATCGTAATGCGTCGCCTGTCTCAGTCTCATCTCCAAAGAGTTCCTCTTGGAGTTTCTTCACGCGCTGGTCCTTACCTTCTGGAGTTGTATTCTCTTCTGTATCTGTGTACTTCCTGAGTGAACTTTTACCGATTGCAGAGAGTAATGCATCAATAACTAATTCGGTCGCACTCCAGATTGGGGGTAATGGATTTCTTACTGCATCACAGTACGCCCAGATGGGTTCGTAGCCGACTTTCTTATCGATTAACTCCCTACGCACTTCTTCTGGAATGACTACGAGCCGTTCCAGTACATATAAATCTTTCATGTAAGAGTATTTCTTGACTTCTCTTACGATAGGATGAACGAGTTGGATACCGTCAATTTCCATGACGTATCTCTTCTCTAATTCATCATTTGCCCACACGATGCGAAAGATGGGCCGACCTAAATCGTCGGCCCCGAAGTAATCTTTTAGTCGTGTGTTTAGTGTCTCAATAGATTCCACTGATTAGACTCCCGAGTTGATGAGCCACTTACCGAGTGCGCGTGAGAACACAAGGAATACTGGACGATTGATAACCATTGTCAGACCGACTGCAATGTTACCAGCAGTTCCCAGTACAGTAGCTGCATTCGAGTTCAGAATAAGGAACTGACTCTGACCATTTCCAAGTCCTGGAATGATGTTAACGACAGTTCCAGCACCTGCAATGTGAACGATATCAGTCTTAGCTTTGAACGTCGCAGCGAATGGAACGACTGATTCGGTTAACTTACTGACACTTCCTGGAATCATAATGTCCTCTTTCCCCACCACCACCGTTTAATGTGGGTGCCAGTACATCTATTCAAAGGGGCGAATAGATTTCCCAGGTACTGACACCCACAGAGTTAGTAACCGACCGGAACTGCGAGGTTGTCGATGTAGCTACAAGCAGCAGGATTCGACACATAGGTCTGCATTCCGACCACCATGTAGAAGATTTCCGCAGTAGCCACACCACCAGAGGGTCCACGAATCTCGAAAATCTTACGTCCATCAGTTGTATAGAAACCGATGGGCAGGATTTCCGCACGACCCCACACTTCATCCACAACGAAGTCAATACGGGTTTTATCCCAGTTGTAGGATGGAGTGACAGGCGCACCAGCCAACTGCATGTTGGAACCACCGAAATACATATTCAGTGATTCTTCCTTTGCAGCCTTCTGAATGATGGAAACCAACTGACCGATTTCCTCATACGCCTGCTGCTGACAAGGATGCGTCCATGCACGTGGACTGATGCTATTCTCGATACCAACACGATTACCGATCTTGTTGATAGCGAGTCGCGGCAGTGGAAGTGAAAGACCCGAACCACCTGCATTCACACGATTGGCGCGAATCTCAGGTGTAGTGCTACGAGAGAATCCGAGCCATGTACCAGCAGATGCATTGCTGTGGTGATACGGAACACCAAACAATGCAGGCAGTGAAGCCGGAGCAGCGAGACCAGCGGTAACAATCTTATCCGTGGGCGCGACTGCCGCGATGGTAGGAGTGATAGAGATAGTCTTATTCTCCACATCCCACTGAGTGATGGTACCTTCACCACGCTTTACAGCGAGTGCAGCATCCCACACTTGAACAAGCTGACCGTAACGCATCAGACGCGCACCGAAACCATCGGTGGTGAGTGTGATGACGTTAGAGCCGCCAGCAGGAGTATCAGTGGTAACAACACCAATGACACCATCACCAGTCTGCATCATCTGACTATCGAGCTGACGACGCATTTCATCTAATGCAGTCGCAGTCAGACGACGGACTGAATTGACGATAGCCTTACGCGCATCATCAGTAGCCCACTGAGTCAGCTTGGTGTATTCAATGTTCTCAGAGAGAAACACTGAATTCAACACAGCCTTATCGAACGTAGGACCACCACCACGACCCAGATCACCACCATCTGGATTGAAGTATTGAAAGCTTCCACCCGGACGCAGTTCCAGAGGGACACGCATCTGACGATGAGAAATCTTCTCAACATCACGCTTCTTGATGTTGGCGTAAAACTTATCATCGCGCTCAAACAGTACACGAACCTTGGGAATAACCTTCTCAAGTTCCGTGGCTGCAACCTGTGCTTCAACAACAGCCATGTATTTACTCCTAATCCTTCATTAGATAATCTAATGAGGATACACCTCGTGGAATCTCCTTACCTGTTTTGTATTTTCCACTAGATGGGGCTGTGGATCTGCCATTTGAACTAACCGATGGACTCTTTTTAGGAGTCAAAATATCTTCCGTTTCACGACTAGAGCGACCTGATCCCTTCAAAGCGTTATTTCGGGCCGTTTTAATCACTGACGGCAACAGTGTCTTCGCTTTGCTGAGATAGGCTGATTTAATTCTGTCTGTGGATTCCTTATCGAATCCCTTCTCGAATGCTTTCTCCCACAATCTGTCGAGTAGTCCTCTGAAGCGTGTATCTTTTGAGATTAAATCCTCTAAGGTAGAGTGCGCCTCATTGATTGCATGTTTCTTCACGAAGTCAGTCATTGAATCTTTTGGGTCAATGTGCTGACTAATCGTGGATTTTAACACATTATCAGCTTTCGTCTGTAATGTGTCTCTTGTATTCTCGAATGCACCCTGAAATCTCTGCTGTTCCTCTGACTGAATCTGTTGTCTACGATTGGCTTCATCAGGAGGAACATTCCGACTTAATCCCCTAGGAGGAGTGAATGTCTGTGAACCAAATACAAATTGATTCAGAACATTAGCAGCAGCCTGTAATGGCGCTCCCTGATCTCCTAGATTCCTACCTTCTTTCACCATCGTAATGATGGTGTCTTTGATTACGTTACCAAGCACATGGTAATAAGCCTGTTGGTCTACACGACGGAGAGCCGGAAGATAGTTGTCAGCAATCTTATAGAATGCTTCCTGACTCTCTTGTTTAGCAGCTGCTAATACTGTAGAGATATCACCACCCATTACCTGCGATTCTACACTGTCTAGAATCCGTGCCTTCTCTGATGCAACTTTGGCGTCTTGAATTGTAGGAAATGTCTCAGTGAACTGCTGTTCTCTGTAATATGCCTTTTCGAGATATGGAAAGTCCTTGAATAACTTTGGATACTTAGCGAGGATTTCCTTCCGTCGGACTGGAGTTGTGAGTTCTAAATCCTCTTCCTTTGGACCTTCTAATTCTTCTTCAATTTCCTTTAATTCGTCAACTTCTTCCTCGTCTTCAGTCGCATCGTCCTCAGGAGTTTCTCCAGTCTCTCCAGACTTCTCTTTAACTCCTGTAAGGTCGATACTCTCTTCGTCCTCTTCTGGAACATTCAATAACTCCAGTGTATCTAAACCGTCTGATGATTCAGCACCACCACCAGATCCCGCATCTTCCGGTGAGAGTAGAATATTATTGAATAGTTGGTACACTTTCATCTCCTGAATTCATTTGAACCCCACCACCATCGGGGGGTTGTTGGGGCGGTCCACCAGCCGCCTGTTGTTCGGGTGGCATTCCTTGCATCTGCATCTGTTGTTGCATCTGAAGTTGCATATCCATGTCTTTATGCATCTTCATGTGCAGTAATACGTTCTCATATCCGGCTGGATTCTCTAACTTGCACATTCTACCAGCGTCCGACACCAACCACCTACGACAGATGTCACCTTCAAGTGGATGATTGTCTACATCCATATCTGCCTGAACACTTGGCAGTCTCTGTGGGGGTGGTGGTGGCTGTCCCATTTGCATTGCCTGCTGAATCATCATAGGATCAGGAGGCATTTCAATTGGTTCACTGTTTGTAAGCTGCTGAATTTCTTCGTATTGTTTCTGACGGTCATCTTCACCAGGAATAATGAAATCCGTCAGTCCAGTTGCTCTCTTCAAGTAAGGTAAATTCTCAGGTGATGCGAGAGTCTGAGTGATTCCTTCATTATTGATTTGGAATAACTCCATAATCGCATCTTTCTGCTGATTCCACGTAATTGGTAGATTTTCGTTAGCTTCAATTTCAATAGATCCGATTTTTCCTTCTAATTCGGCTCTACGAATGAATACATTGATGAAATTACCGAATTCGTCCTTCTTTACTTGCTTCTCGTCATCCTTCATGTTCTTAATGTACATCGGAATGACCTTCCCATGCACATTTTTCCACCAGTACAATAACATCTTCCAGGTGCTCTGCAATCGTTGGAGAGCTTGCGCCCTACTCATGGAATATTCTGATGCCGTTCGTGACCCCGACATCTGACCACCAAACAACGACGGCAAAGCACCTGAAACTACCTGTCCTAATTCTTGTATTTTATTAGCGAAGGGTAGTACCTCTTGTGAAAGAGTAGCAGTTTTAACTTCGTAGAATCCCTCGCTAAGACCTTTGCCAGCTTTGGGAGTTGCCGGATAAATACCACCGGGAATTACCTCACTGTTTCGATATGAATTGAAATTCAATACCTTCGGGTCAGCGAATGTCTGTGGAATACCGTGTTCGATAGTCTGAATTACGAGTGAAATCAGATCATTCGTGATATCTTGAATGGATGTCAGTAGAAGACCCACAGGGTCAAAATGAAGATAATCAGATAAAGGATTATGAGTGAGAGTCCAGCAATCATCAAGTGCTTCGTTGCATGCATCTGCCACCTGATCATTAACTACAACTACTCTACATCCCTTCGGGAACTTCTTACGTAATTCTTTAGCTTCATCTTCTGGCAGAATATTGTATGCAGCAGGACGGAGCCAGCATTTCCTCACAGTGACATTGTGGATTGGAAATTCACCGCGATACTGTGGACTGACTCGGCCCCACTGTTCGTATTGATCGTATGAGGACATCGACTGACCTACGATTTTCTCTCGTAAATCAGGATATTGCTCTAATACGTTCGCATAGTGAGTTTCGTATGAATAGATTAGATAGGAGCACTCACCCTGATTACGTGCCCAAATGGGGATTTTAACGAATAATCCACCATAGACTTCCATGCAGATACGCGCTTTAGGATGCTTAGTGACTCCAACTAATCTGGTGATTGTAAATGATTTCTTTACCAGATCAGGAACCATTTGCTGAGCGCATGTCGGACAGAATTCCATTTCTGGAACATCATTGATGAGTGCATCAAAATCAATGTCCTCGTCGCCCGGCATGAATTTATCTTCTTGTACGTTAGTGATTTCTTTGTCTGCCAATTCGGTTTGACAGATTGAACAAAGAGTTAATTCATGATCCTCTTGAACGTCTTCGTAAGTTTTCTTCTCGTATGTTCCGTACTCTTCCGATTCTTTTGGGTATGTGTAACACGCAGTCATTCCTTCAGTCATGTGAATGAAGAGTGCGTGTAACCACAAGAGTGGCATGTCATTATGACGGAACACCAGTTCAGAGATTTTATTTCCTGCCTTAGCTGTCGTTATGTCCAGTGGGTTATCAGCATCATCAGGATAGCAAACGACAGGAGGTACAGTAACACTAAGAGCAGCAATAATAGATTCAAGATAGGCGCGGTATACATTGACCGGCTTATCATAAAATCCTTGATCTGAGTCTTGACCCGCTCTTTCACTCTCTGGCACGCGCCAGTCATGGGCGACTTCGCTGTAGTACACATGTTGTACATTTTCCCACAACAGCTTTAATCTACGCCATGTACGAATCTGTCTATCACGTACACCTCTATCTTCATCGTCGAAATGATCGACAATGAATTTGAGTTGACGCTTCAGATCGTCGTCTAGTTCATGACTCATTATGCATACCTTCTACGCGCATTCGCACGACCAGCTGCAATAGAGTCACCTAAACTAAACTGTGGTGGCTGATATGATGGGCCAATGCCTGCTGATTGAGTCTGTGGTGCCTGTTGTTGTGGCTGTTGACCACTATCCCCACCGATTTGATCTAATGCATTCATTCCGAAAGTATTAGCTGTATTGCCTAATAGTCCCATCATTCCAGTTCCGCCACCGCCAAGTCCCTGAACGAAATTACTCATCTTACCTGTATTAGAGGCTACACTTGCAGCTTTACCAGCAGCATCACCAGCCTTACCGAACATTCCTAGCTGGCCACCGGGAATGAACATCGATCCGATAGCAGCGCCGGCTCCTACTTTTCCAAGTATTGAATCGAATTTACTTGGAGCCAATCCTTTAGCAGCATTCTTCTTAGCGTCGGACTCACTCCATTTCTGGACAGCTTTATTAGCTGCGCCTGTACCCATGAGTGACAATCCTCCAGTGAATGGAGCTGCCACATATGGTGCCGCCGTGAGTGCGATTTTACCGAACTTGTTCCAAAACCCCACTTTTAACCTGCTTTCCTTACGATGTGGCGCTTCAGATATTCAATGATGTCAAATAACAGTAATTCATCATCATTTACCAATCCGAGTACAGTGTTACATCTCCGACATAACAAGTCTCTTACTACATTGGTCTTATGATCATGGTCTACTGCTAATCGTTGTCCAGTGGAACAAGGTTGCTTACAAATTGCACAACCACCATTTTGTAAATCAACTCGTTCTTTATATTCTTCTAGTGAGATTCCATATTGTTTTACATCGTATCCAATATGTGCTTCTGGATTATTCTTTCTCCAGTTTCGCATATATAATTTATAACAATCATGGCAAAGAGCACGAAGTCTATGTCTATTCCATAGACAGTTTTCAAGAGTTAACTCAGTTTTGCAATCCTTACACGCATCACCGAGTTTAGTTGGAGTGCTGAATCTAGCCATGATATCAACCGTTCATCCCGATATTAGTCCAACCGGCTCTACCTCTACCGCCCTTGTAACCAATACCCATATCAAGGATTTCACCGAATGGAGTACGCACTACACCAGCGTCATTTAATCTCTGACCACCGTGTTGTGCTAGCCATGCATCCATTCCAGCTGAATCACCAATACCAGATCCCATCCATGCATCACGGTATGCATCTCGATTCATTCCACTCTTTGCAGTACCTTCATGACCTACTGCATCTTCAAATCCACCATATGCATCGAATTTATTCCCACCACCTGAATATCCCTGATCTTCTGTTGGATAATCTGGTTGAGTTCCCTGAGTTGCATTTCCAGTAGTTTGAGTTGCAGTTCCCTGTCCTCCAGTATATGCCTTCATTGCTTCCGCAATACCTGATTGAATAGCTGATTGAAAGTCAGTTTCAGTATATTGTTTCTCTGGCTTTCCTTTAGCAGCTCTCATTCCTGATGGTACAGCTTGCTGACTGCCACCGATAGGCGCACGTCTAATGTTGGTTCCATATCCACCAGCGGATGTACCGGCAGTAATTCCACCTGCACCTATACCAGCAATTCCGCCACTGGATGGCTGTGTTGTAGTAGCTCCGGGACCAGTAGATGGTGCAGCATTCATAGATGGACCAATTCCTCTATTACGAGGAAATCCTCCACCAGTATTATTCACACCGTTGACTGGTTGTCCAGTCATTGGGCGCACTCCCATATTACTGGGAGATTGCTGCCGTTGTGGTTGTCCTCCTAAACTATTCCAGTATCCTGCCATATCATCCCCTTACTGGAATGTCAGCGATGCCCATTACGCGCATGATATACAGAATCAACACAATCACCACGACGACGTAAATCGCCATCTTGAATGGTTGTGGCATTGGAACATATGTCGTGATGAGATACACGAGGAATCCCGCGAGTGCGATGGCTAATATCAGACCTATCATATTGCCTTCTCCTCTTTCACGCCGAGTTCCTTCTCTAATTCAGCAATCTCTTTCGCCTTATCACGCATCAACTGTGCTTTCTTTCTATCTTCCGCCTCTAGCATCTGCTGACGCACCTTCCAAGGGATGAACTGAGACTGTACTGGTCTTAATTCTTCTTCTTTTACAGGAAGTGGTTCGGGTGTATCTTTGATAAGGAGTCGGTTTAATAGTTCCTTACGCTCTCTATTGCTCTCATCGAGCTGAGCGCGTAGGACTTCACACGTCTCACATACATCTTCGGATAGTCCGAACCACTTATAGAATAACTTGTGTAGCATAATCAGTGTCTATACCTAGCAATCGGTTTCACGACTTCCGATTCTTCAGTCTTAGCCATATTCCTATAGAATGCAGTCCAATCCTGATTCTGACTCAACTGTTGTACTAGAGCTTCTTGTGCTTCAATTCGTTTGAACTCGGTATTAGACTCGTCAAAAAATCCTTCCGCTGCATCAACCAGATAGCGTAATCCGTCGATGGGGTCATCACCATCAAATTCAGCAATGTCCTCTGCGGGTTTGTTTCCTTTTGGTTTGTCGTAACTACAGGCTTTAATCGCCTCAACAAGTACGTCGCACCCCTTGAAAATCTGAAGTTTAGGTAGATTCTTTTCTGGTTCTACTGGATTGAATGAATTCATGTACGATTTATATTCATCCATTCCACGATTACGCATAATCCACATCGCATACTCATCTGAATACAATGGCATCTCGACTGGATTCATCTCCTTCGGCTTCCAACGGAGATATTCGTGTATGAGTACCTTCCCTGCGATGCGAGAACCTGGAGTATTATTAGAGAGTTCGATAGATTGACCGAGTTCACTACTAATTTGTTCTTGTATAGTGTGTTCTTGGCCTCTATCTTGTCCTGCGCTCTTGCAAAATCTGATAAGTCTTGGATGCTCCCTATCAATGTACAATTTAACGTGCGGCGCCCACTCTGCAATCTTGGTTTTGACCCACGTTTGTTCACGATAGATGTACACTCTTCTATTAGGTGCAATAGCTGCGTAGCCAATCCATGTCATCGCAGCAAATCCCCAGTCACCTACTACAATTTTAGGCCACCATTCAGGAATTTCAAATGGTTCAATCACATGGATTGCATTGTCTGATTCATCTTCAAACTTTTTAGCACGAAATTCGTCGAAAACCTGTCCCTGATACGCGTCCCAATCTCCAAATAACTTTGCTTTCCTCTCAGCTTCGATAGTGATGCCCTGTAGTGACTGTTTATAGTTAGGATCTACGTGTTTATTGTCTTCGAGGGTGGAATGAATGTAAATTCGTTTATTTCCACCTTTTCCGATAATAATTTTTCCGCCTTTCGGGGCTGGCTTAATGAACCGTTTATATGTCCAAGTATGCCCAATACCTCCGGGCATTCCAGCCGCTCTAATAATAGCAGGCAACTCTGGGTCAGGGGTTCTAACGCGTTGAAATCCAATATAGAGATAGATCCATTCTGTAATGGAAGTAAGCTCATCAGGGGTGAACAAGTTGATCTGCATTGAATCGTACTTGTGCACATCATCTTCGTTCTCACAGTGTCCGAGAAATATCATAGATCCTTCATTAGAAGGACCGTATTTCGTACTAGTACCCGTTCCATACTGGTCACTACGAGGGAACGTCCAGCACATTTCAGTTTTATTTAGTGTCGCGCCGAACCGTCTGTAGAGTTCCCGTGAACGTGGAATGATTTCATTCCTTAGTTCAGGGAAAGTTCTACGCATAAACACTTGCTTAAACTTGGGGTGCTCGTGCCATCTGTGTACAATACCGTACAAGAGGAGAACGTCCGACTTTCCTGAACCAGCACCTCCACCATAAAAAGCTTCCTTAATGGTGGTTGGAACAGATAGGAATAGCTCTTGCTTTGGTTCAGGCTTCCATTCATTCGGATTCCTACTCACTACATCCGTCCACTGAATCCAGTATTACGACCGCGCATCTTAGCTAATAGTTGTGCCATTCCTTGTGGTGATGGTCCCATGCCGGGATTCATACCCATTGGATTAGGAGCTGGTGGACGAATATTCATTCCACTATCAACTCCACCAGGCATCGGACCAAATACTCCTGTATTAGGATTATTGTATGGAACTGGTTCCATTCCCTCACCACTCATTGGTGGAATATCAGGAGGCATAGATTTCTGTGGCATTTGCATACCAGGATTGAATGGTTGCATTTGGGGTTTCATTCCACCCATCTGAGGATTCCTACTTAATCCGGGATTCTTATTCATCAATCCTTGTGCGATTCCACTGAAGCCACTAGGTGATGGACCGATTCCTCCACCAGGTAATTTCTGAGCAGTTCCTTGTTTCGGACCACCCATTCCCGGTAACATCTTTTTCACAAGATTCGGCTTCAATCCACCTTTAATTGCATTACCAATTGCACCAAACATTCCCATGATTTACTTCTTTCTCGCTCTCAATACGAATGTTTCAAATGCTGGATTATACCAGAGGTTTGAATCAGGTGGACCCACATGATTGAATGCTGGCCTAGCTTCATCACTAACAGAGTTGGAGATGATGTCGTATACACCAGCGACTACACCATCGAAATCCATCAGTAGCATGATGGCATCGACTGCGTGTCCATTATACTGATTTTGTCCTGGTGTCTTACTAATGTGTCCATACAATGGACTTAATGAATTAGATAAAGCAGTCTGAACATTCTCAGTGAATTCACCACATCCCTCATGGGTTCCAAGATTTGGAAGTGTAGATTCGTAGACGTATTGAATGATTTCCTCAGGTGTCTCACCCGGTACTGGAATTGGTTCAGGTTCAGTAGGAGGAACTACAACCATCTGACTCAATCGCCAGATATCATGTAGAAGCCAGCACTTACCACCAGTTTCCTGAATGATCTTGCAGTGTTGAGGCTCAATCACATATTCAGGATGCGCCCACTCTACTGTCACTCCATGACCGATAGTAAAGTCTGGTGGTAGATGTACGACCAGACATTTATTACCTGCCTGATCGTATCCCTCTTCACCTACTGCAATGACACCATTGTCATGACGGAGAGTTGGAATCGCATTATCGACTGGTTGACTATAGAGAATTAGTTCCATGATTTACATCACTGACGAAGACTTACATGTAATGATGGTACCAGCTAATGCGGACTTGACGAAATTAGCCCCCGTCACTGTACCTGATGTATGTGCGCCGTATGTTGAGTTGTCAAGTGATGTAGTGACTGCCGCTGAACTAGTCAGAACACACGCCCTCGTTGGAAGTGCGTATGCTACGTTCTGAACTAATGTCACCGGCATACCCATCGGAATTAATTGAATGGGCATGACTACTTATCTTTCTTCAGCTTTGCTAAGGTTTCCTTCAACTTATCTGAATCATCTCGATGCTTCTCTTCCTTGAGAGAATTCTCGAATGGCAACTTCAACTGTTCCTCTTTGACTGATTTCTTCGAGTAGGAATCATCAGTTAAAGTAGACAGCGGCGCAGCAGCTTCAGTGAAACTAAAATCAACCGGATCTGACACCACTGAACCAGTCTTCACCTTGACTGGAACTACAACCGGAGCCTGCCACAGTGGCATATTCACACCAGTAGTCAACTCTGTATCTGATACGAAGACTGTCAGTTCATCATATCCATTGAATACAATTGTAGAGAATGGAGTGAATCCCGTGCCAATGACTCGCAGAGTGAATGATGGTTGACCGAGTTCTACTGTAGTAGGATCTAATGAACCCACTACTGGCGGAGCCACTGAACCCGCAGTCAGGATGATAGCGAGTGCATGATACATCTTCTCGGCAAACTTACTATCACTCGCCCCAATCATCAGAACATCTTTAATGTACTGATTCTGTTCTGCTGTCACTTGCAGAGAGGGAGAATTCAGAAGGACCGCATTGAATGGATCACGATACAAGACTTCAGGCATAATTCATTACTCCGATACGTGGATTGTATCGAATGATCGCTCATCACGAAATTGTGGAGCGAAAATTACGAACTGTGGTGATTTCGGAGCGTTAGGATCTACTGCAGGAGAAGGTGGAGGCTCAAGATTCTTAATTACTACGGTCATGTCCTTAGCGATTGATGCTAAGTCTTTTGCATCCGTGTAATCTAATTTCTCTTGAGTAATCGCACTCAGCGCACCATTCAATCTCTTCTGCGCCTTAGAGATGGCTCGTACACGAGACTTATTTATATGACCTATAAGACTCTTATTCGGTGAATCATATGTCGTAGTGCTAGTCGCGCCTTTGGCATACGCACTCACAGATGAGGGACTGATTCCAAAGTCTGCCGCTAGGTCTAATGCCGCCTGTCTACCTTCGATTACAGACGTCTCTCCGATGATTTTCCTCAGAGACTCAGGGACATTTACATCACCCTCTGATCTACCTTTACTCGGTGGAGTGATAATTTCTGGAGTGAGTGCGGTTGCCTTACTTGAATTGTTAGACTGACTAAGTCTATTCAATTCCTGAAGGAAGAGGTCATCACTAATTAAACCTATTGGCATAATAACTATCCTACAGTAATGAAATTACAGTGTGACAGTTTAGCTGATAGAATTAATCAGTGGACGGGGCTGTCGCCGTCGATGAATTGTGCCTGATTTTTCACGGAAAGTCAAGTGCCCAGCTAAGTCGTTCCAAATCAAAGACTTGAAGGAATCGGGACTCCTCTAGACAGTCTGGGGGAACGAATATCTCTATCTACATGTATGGTACCACATTTATGAGACTCTATTCTTTCATTTTTGTATCAGATATTCTAGTTTTCTCTCAGATATTCTCTTTTGAATTTGTATGACATTTGTCATTGCTACAAGCCCCCTCGACTACTTGTGATGAGACTCTGTATGCATGGGTGTACCCCACCTGTCAAGTACAAGATGTAGCGTAGTCGCTACACTCCTACCCCCATATCTTGTGGCTTGACTTTATGCGCGACATGTGAACGAAGCCTAGCCTTCCTATATCTTGGGGCTTGACATCCGACACTGTCCCACATCTTGGGGCTTGACTCGGGCGGCTCGCATGGACTAGGACCGGCGCACTATGCATAGCGGCCGACTCTGTCGCCTCACTTTTTTTCGGCCGACCTGCATTTTGTTGTTGCACGGCCCCCCGGTCGTGATACTCTAGACAAGTCGATTCTGAGTAACGCGCTGGACGGCCGAACGGCCAGACAGACCGCCCGAAAGGATAGACAAAGATTCAGACAGTCGGCACCGGGTCGATAGTCTGGCAGAGCGGGTAAGACTGACCTGACAGAACTCAGGACGCAAGACATAGGACACTGACACAATGGAAAACACTGTCGAAACCGTCAAGCCGAGCATGACGACCAAGTCGGAGACTTCGTCATTCTCCACATTCTACGGCACGAAGCTTCCCGCTGCCGTTTCCTTCGATTACACTTGGACTGAGTATCCCGATACGGATGCGATGGTCGCGGCCAAGGCGGAACTGACTCTGGAAGAGCAGTTGAAAGTCGTCAACACTGACCGACAGATTGCTGCACGTGCGGCTGCTCTGACCATCGCTCAGAAGAACGCGGGCCTCGTCAAGCCTACCGCCGAGAACAATGACCAGGTCAGACTGAAGGAACTCTACAAGAACCTTCAGACTGCCAAGGTGAACGGCGTTCGCAAGTATACTGACGCAGAGGCGCGCGAAGTTGCCTCGACGGTCAGCGGCGTTGCGTGGGTGGACTAGCAGACAGACTCAGGGGATGGGACTGCAAACCATCCCCGACTGACCTACCTCGACAATCTACCGTCCGACCTGGGTCGGCTCTATCCTTCGGGATAGGGTCGGCCCTTTTTTTGTGCCCAAAAAATAGAGGTCCAGCCAGGTCAGCCAGAGGTCTAACCTGTGCAGACCTACCGACTTCGCAGCTAAAGCTGCTGCCGAATTATCCTGTGCAGATATTGAATAACTCTAGAAAATATAATTAGAGAATATAGTTATTTGCTAGACATAGTAGGGGGAGAGAGGGACAGTCAGTCTATGAGAGTCAATAGGCCAATCTGGGTGTCCACTCCAGATGACATGTCCCCAAACCAATACACCTATCAATAATTCTATCTTCTATCTTCTTATCATTTTTTTTTTTTAAGAGATGGAAAATAGGTGTAGTGTTTTGGGGACGGTCGCTTGACAGACGAGCCGGATTGTGGTAGAATCCTCTCGCGGACGGACTGTCGCTCGCTCCCTCCCCCTGACCTAACGGCAACGAGGATGCCCAAACAATATAGGAGATAGACATGGCACGAATCACTAATGCTCTGAGGCACGTACACAAATACTTTCGAATGCCGGAGACGGGATTATGGTATTGTGCAGGTATGGACGGATGTACACACTACATGCCGAAGAATATGCCGCCGCCTGCGGGTCGGATGTCAGTATGTTGGGGTCCAAATAACTGTAGTAAACAGTTTATGTTGACTCCATACAATATGCGTAACGATAAGCCGATGTGTGATAAGTGTGAGGAGATTATGGAAGTCATTAACGAGAGTAATGATGACTTCTTCTCTCCGTCGCGCGTCAGTTCAATCAAGTCAAATCCAATCAAGTCCTCTAGTCAGGTTCAATCAACTGAGTCAGAACATATGAGTGATTGCGCATCATGGCTCGGATTGGATTGTGATTGCAGGGAACTGCGATGAATCCCACAATTGACACTGAAGTAGCGTGGTGTGCTGGATTCTTTGATGGTGAAGGTCACGTATCCTATCATCGTAGTTATCCAAGTGAAACTAGTGGTAGAGTATCTCCACAACTTTACGCAAATGTACCTCAAGCTTCAGATAATATCGAGGTTTTAGTATTTTTCCAATCAGTTGTTGGATTGGGTAAGATTCTTGGACCTTATAAGATGCCAAATAGTAATAGAACTCAACACAAATTACAATTTGGAATAAAAGAAGTTGAACCATTATTTCTCATCCTCAGACCATATCTAAGAGCTGAGAAAACAACAGATTTTCAGAATGCTCTCCTGGGATATTGGACACATGATTCAAATCCAACACCAGAAGATTGGGAAAGAGCTGTGAAAAGAGATATGAAAAAGATGTCGAAATAAACATAGTCGGTCCGGGTCGGTTTCGGGTCGGTCGGTGGGTCGCCTGCCCAAACCACAAGGGGTGGTGGTCCCGCCGACCCGGCTCCGGCACATCTTGTGGTTGACTCGCCTCCCCCGGTCTGTCATGCTCACCAGTGGCGGCCCAACACTTGCCGCCGAATAACTCTAGCAAATAACTCTAGAGAATACTCAGTTCCGAGAGGACAGTATGCCCACTGACAGATTTATTCCCACCACGCAGGTAGAGTATCACGAAGAGGTACTCTACTATCTCGAATACCTCGGTTATCCAGACATTGTACTAGGTTTTGAACCTATCGATGTCGCACGTTCCATCGCATCAGTAGTTAATATCTTCCGCAATGAAGATGTCAGTGTGCGATTCGTCGCGCTTCTAATCTTCGGCATGACTATGAATACTCAAGTCATGAATCCCTCGGTCACTCGTCACTGAAATTAGTCAAACAGTTCCGAAAGGACTATCCAATGAAGCGATTCTTTTGTACGACGTGTAAGAAAGTCCGCAGAGTCAGGAGACTGCCTCTCGTAGTGAATTCAGATAACGTAGTGGACCGGACTGGAGTATGCGATTGGCATATCTCTGGTAGAGTTCACCCAATTCGCACTCGTCCAGTCTTTTCCAAGAAAGTCGAATCAGTCAAGTCTGTCTCCTCATCGAAGGGAAGAAAGTAATGGCTATCACTAAACGCATCATCGGATTCGGTGAGTGCGACTGTTGCACTAAAGTAGAAGTAAATCTGTATGCTGGCGAAGCGGGTATGAGTCAGTGTGAGGAATGTCTCGCGCTAGACTTATCGACTAAGTCCACCAAAGTGATTGAGATGTCACGTAAAGTGGATACACTCATCGAACTGAAGCAGGACGTATTCCTGGCCGGAACTGTTTCATTCGCCGAATTGCAGTCTGCGATTCAGAATGATTCGACGATTCCTGACGGACGGAAGAATTACGCTATCGTAGAAGAGTGCGATAGCCGACTGAAGATTCTGCAGAAGGCAATATTCGATGACGAGGCCGCACTTGTCGCGAAAAAGAATGCATATCAGGCTCTACGCGTGAATGCACAGAATGTCGCGGCGCGTCTGACAGAATCGGAACGTGCGAAATACAAGCAATTCGACGTGAGCTATAAGCCTAACGCGCCCACGAAGAAAGAGAAGTCGATTAGTCCAGTCTCACAGTCGAAGCCGAAGTACAACAAGACTGAACTAGTGAACGCATCGAAGAAGTATGGTATCGACATGCGGCAGATTCAGTTCCTAGCAGCGAAGAAGAATCTGACGGCAGATGCGGCTGCTAGACAGATTGCCGAACTGATGGGCACTCTTCAGCCGGGCATGTAATAGTAACAGAGTAATTGATACGCATCCGCAAGGACTATCACACATGACTAGACAACAAGCAACACAAAGACTTAGGGAAGAGCTAATTAGGCATGGACTGGCAGACTGGTCAGTCAGACTGAATCAGAATGCAGACTCTAGATTCCTAGGACTCTGCAGCTATAAAGACAAGTGTATCATCTTGTCTGCCCACCACATCGACATCCATCCTGACCCGGATGTTATCAATACAATCAAGCACGAAGTTGCCCATGCACTCTGTCCAGGTCATGGACATAATGACACGTGGGCCGCTAAGGCTAGAGAGATTGGATGTGATAACACTCTGCCCTGCTCGAATCTGTCACTATCACCTGAAGTCATCGATGCGATTAGGTCAGGTGCGACGGTAGAGGTGACATTCGAGGAACATATCATTCGCACTCCGAAATACAATATCACACGACTTCAGGACAAATGTCCTACGTGTGGTAAAGTCGCCGTCATGAAGTCTGAAAAGACTATCGTCATGTCAGGCGATACGACTCCCAACATGAGATTCACCACATTGGAATGTGGTCATGTCATTCTCAAGAATATTCCTAAAGGAACTCCATTCCATAAGTTCCAGTTCGGTGGGTCAGAGACATGTGAACACAAGTGGGAAAAGAATACTTGTGTACTCTGTAACCGAAAGAGACCCTATGACTTTCAGTTAAAGGGAATGGAATTCATCGAGGCAGGTCTGGCGGTCAATCATGGCGCGGCATGCTTCGATGACATGGGATTAGGTAAGACAATTCAGGCCGGCGCAGTGGTGTATTTCCATCCCGAATACTGGCCTGTTCTCTGGATTGTCAAGTCAGCTCTGAAATATCAGACGGCGCACTTCATTATGAATTGGATGTGCCACGGTCTAGAGACGACACACATTCCACAGATAATCAATTCGTCGAAAGATTATCTGATGCCGGGCGTCAATCACTACATCATCGGATACGATATGTTGGTGCCTAAGACGCGGACTCTCAAGAACGGCACGATTGTCAACTCAGGATTCAATATCGAGCAATTCAATCGGGTCGGCATCAAGTGTGTGATTCTAGACGAATGTCAACAGATTAAGAATGTTGACTCCACACGCACTCAGATGGTACGTAAGGTAGTTAAGGGTAGGAAAGTAATTCCACTCAGTGGGACGCCGTGGAATAACAGAGGCAGTGAACTATTTCCGGTGTTCAATATGATGGACCCGACTAAGTTCCACTCTGAAGAAGCGTTCAAGCGACAGTGGGTGGATTATTACTTTCAAGGTGCATTCCGTAAAGAAGGTGGAATTAGACGTATTCCACAATTCAAAGAATACACGAAAGACTTGTGTATCCGTCGTGAGCGCACGGAAGTATTGCCAGAGTTGCCACTCGTCAACAGGACGAAGTTGAATGTCGTGATGAGTCCGCAGGATGAGACATCATACGATGAGGCAGTAGACGAATTCGTTAAGTGGTATGAGGCACAGGCCGCAGACATGGGCGGTATGGCTATCATCGCTGCTATGGCAAAGATGCGTCACCTCGTCGCACTCGCAAAGATTCCAACTACATTGGACTACGTCGAGGATTTCGTAGACGGCACGGATAGGAAACTCTGCGTATTCGCCCATCATAAGGATGTTCAGGACATTCTATACGAAGAGATTAAGGCCAAATACGGCAAAGAGATTCCAGTCCTGCAGTTCGTCGCGGGTGGAGATGTATTCCAGACACAGGAGAAATTCAATTCAGCTCCTCGTGCGATACTCGTAGCCAGTCAGTTAGCGGCAGGCGAGGGACTCAATCTACAGACGTGTTGTGATTGCCTGATGCATGAAAGACAATGGAATCCAGGCAAAGAGGAACAGTGCGAGGGACGATTCATCCGCATCGGTTCTGTCGCTACTTCAGTCTCTGCAGTCTACGCACATCTAGAGGGTCTGACGACTACGGACCCACAACTAGACGCTATCATCGAACGGAAACGGATTCAGTTCCATTCGCTACACAACAAGGGTGAGGCTA